GAGTAACAAGAGAAGAAAGAAAAATTAGTATGGCTATTCAAAAAGCGAGAGATGCAAAGGAAATCCTTTATCACTCGTTGATGGATAATAATAGAAGTCCTATGGATGATGAATCGGAGCATGTAAAATTAAAGCGACCAAAGGCTGAAAATGATACCACTAAGTTTGAATCAAATGATGGGCCAACTACTCTTCATGCTTATGCTGGAGAAATGAAAAAGGCTCTTTTAATTATTAAAGCAGTTCGTGAATCCGATTACCGAACTAATCCTATGCTAGATGATGAAGCAAGACGAACTCTTATTATGATGATTGATGAAACAGAAAGTGCTATGGAAGCATTGAGAGCAGAAGTAGAAGGTATGAAAGAAAAAGGTGCTAAAATTAATGATGTTGAAAATGTTAAATCATTACTTTCTACGCTTGGCGTAAAGGCTACTAAATTAGAACAAAAATTACAAAAGATTCCTGAACAAACTGCTTATTATAGTAGTGAAGCATCCAATACTACACTAGATGATAATTTTTAAAGAGGGTTTTGAATGAAACTCGGCTCAATTGAGAAGGATAAACAGCCTTCTCTAGAAATACTTCGCTTGTTTGAAAAAACAAGAGTAGCCTTTTTATCGGCTAAAACAGACCCCCAAGAATACGGAGGTCGTTGGCGCAAAGCCGTTGATTTAATCATTGAATCTTATAATGAATTAGATGCCGCAGGAAAAGAATTAAAAAATTACATTGATGAAGAAGACTTGGAGGATAAGGAAACCAAAAACCCTTCCTCAAGACAAGCCTTAGAACTCTATGAAAAAATAAAACTTATGCGCTACTCTTCTCCTATTGTTGCCGACCCTTTCGCTGATATGTTTAAAGGGGAAGTTCTTGAAGAATTACTTAACAATCCTGAGTCTATGCTTAAGTTCGTTCACTATGCTCTAAGGAATGACAATAAAGCCATATCCGAAGACATTTTAGCGATTAAAGACATGGAACCCGATGTAATTACGCAGGGGCTTGTGGGCCTTGACATAGAATCGGAGGACATACCTCTCTATATTATTGAGCATTATGGTGACGGAAAAGACTCAAAGAAGGTTGAATCTAAGGTAAAGGCTGCTATGGATATGTTAGAGTTAATGTTCTTTTCTCAACATGAAGAAGAAGAATGGCAGGACTTGAAAGATATTGATGGAGTTGCTAAAGCAAAGGGAGGAATAGAAGAAAAGTCTGTTTCTCATTTTATTATTCCTAATAAACCTATGTATCGTATATTTGAAATAGATGACATTAATGAGTTAAAAGGATTTAGTGGCGATTGGTATGTTCAAGAGAAGTTTGATGGGATGAGAGTCCAATTACATAAATTAGATGATAAAGTAACTATTTATTCTTATAATGAAAAAGACATTACTGATAAGTGTAAAGAACAGGTAGAAGAATTAAAAAAGAAAGAATACGGTGATTGTATTTTAGATGCGGAACTTGTTCTTTTTGATAATGATGAGCCTTTACATAGGGCCGATACTATTGCTCATGTATTCAAAGGAAAATACAAAGATGCTAAATTAAAGTGTCATGTGTTTGATATTATACGACATGAATCCCAGACCTTGACTGATGAAGAATTAGAAGATAGAATGACTACTTTATTCAATAATTATTCTTCTAAAACTGGTGAAGCAATTGCTTATCCTTCTAAAAAAGATACTCGTCAAGCAGACAATTTAAAAGATATTGAAAAGTATGCAAAGGAAATGATGGATAATCCAGCATCCGAAGGAGTTGTTATTAAAGATTCTACTTCTACTTATTACATTGGAACTAAAAAGAACCCTAAGTGGATTAAATGGAAAAAGTTTGTTGATTTAGATGTTATTGTTTTAGATAAGAAAAAGACCAAAAGCAATCTTTATTCCTATACTGTTGGTGTTGGGCCTGTTACTGACGAAAGAGATGGTTTAACCGAAGTAGATAAAACAATGTATCTAGGGGTAGGTAAAGCACTTAATACAAAAATATCAGTTGATGTTGGCGATATTATTAGAGTAAAGGTTGATGAGGTTAAGAAGAAAGGAGAAGGATTTAGTTTATTCTCCGCTAAAGTAATTGAAATACCTGAAGTAGAGCATCCAGATAAATTAGTTACTCTTGAGTTATTATCTCAAGATACCAAGAAGTCTTTGAATTATAATGTTGAAGCCTTCACTAAAGGTGTTAAAGTAACCGACAATATTCACGGAGAAACCAATGTTATTATAAAGTCTGAAATGGATGGCTTTACTATTTATGGTTTTGAAAAGGAGAACTTAATGTCTAAAAATGCTATTATGGATTTAGATATGTGGAAACAACAAGCCATTGATATTATGAAGTCTAAACAAAGTGAATTGACAGTCGCTGTGTTTCAATATTTAAAAATGAACGGGGATAAAACTCCTAAACAAATTCATAATTATTTAGTTGAAAAACACCCTTCTTTATATGAAGATATTCTTGAATCAAATGAAAAAGATGTTAGAGAATGGTTCTCATTAAGAGACGGTATTTCTTTTACTAATAAAAAATTATCTGCCGATGATGATAAAATTATGCAGGAAGATGATATAAAAAAATCAAAAAGTGCTCTTATGGCTCAAGAATTGCAATTTAAAGAAAGAATGAGAAACCCTACTATGAGAGTAGAAGAAAAACCCAGTGTAAATCAAAATGTAGCGCAAGTTGAAATGGATGCTGATTCTTCGGAAGATTGTTGCGAACAACTTAAACAAGATTTACTTGATTCACATAAAAAATACATTGATATTACAATATTACTGTGGGGGTCTTGGGAAGAATTTTTATTAGAGGTGGACAGCGAGAGGGCAGATTCAGTAGAAGAAGAAATGCAAAATGAGGAAGCATACTTAGATACATTAGATTGTAACGAGTTGCTTGAAGAAGCGGAACAACGGCTCTCATATGAAACCTTATACCCTAATGCTCAAGAAGTAGTTGATAGACATGAAAGTTGTAATTCTTATTCTTTTGGTTCAGGCTTTTCAGATAAAAATGCTATGCTTAAAGCATATAAAACTCCTTCTAAATATAGAAAGGGAGAGTTTAAGTTATATTCTAGAGAAGATAATAATATGACTTTTGCTATTAAAGTAGATGACGAATCTATGTTTTGGACAATTGATTTAGAAGATGATGAAGAGATGTTTGATTTATTCGGAGCGGCTGGTAAATATCCAGCAGAAGTTTCAAAGAACATTGAAAGAGGAAAATTGGTTGATTCAGGCGATATTGAACTCGGTGTTCAAAAAGACGGCTATCATGAATATTTCTTAAAAGGAAACAAGTTTGAATCAAAATTACATATTAGAGTCATTAAAGTAGAAGGAAAGGAAATGTGGTTAGCATGGACTGGATATAAACAAACCCCTGCTGATAAGGACGGGGATGAAGGAAAGTGGAATATCTACCAAGACAGGTATAATAAATTGCCCATTCCCACCAGTGATTAGATGTTCTTTATATACTGGAATGAACTAAGGAGAGTTGAGGAAGAATGAGTTCGGCGGTAATGTCAAACAGAACCAACGAGTTCACAATTCTCAAAAGCGACAACTTGATGATTGGTGGATATGCAAGCATTGAGATAGTTGATAAGCAAAACGATTTAATCACACTTAAAGCACTTAACGAGGCTGTTAATAAATATATGGAGAACCCAAAGTTTAGAAATGTAATGACTAATCATTCTAATGTTCAAGTTGGGGAAGTAGTAAAATCATATAGAGATAAAAGCGGAAGACTATGGAAAACCGAAGTAGATGATGTAGGATTCTTTGTAGTTATTAAGTTAAGAGATGATATTGAAAAAGCAAAAGAAATCAATAGAGGCATTAGAAAAGGTTCGTTAAGGTCATTCAGTATAGGTGGACAAGCATTAGAAAAAGTAAAGAAAAACCATCAAGAATTGGGCGACTACAACGAAATAAGTAAATTAGAATTACATGAAGTAACAATCTGTGAAAAAGGAATAAACCCAGAAGCAAGATTTGATATTTTAAAACAAGACAAAACAAAAACAAAAACAGGAATGAGCAAAATGACTAAGATTGAAAAAGCATTAGCAGAACTAGACGCACTTATGGCAGAAGTAAATACTTTGCGTAAGGAAGAACACATGGATGAAGAACGCATGGAAATGCCCGAAGAAAAGGGTATGCCATTGGGTGACGACGAGAAAATGTATAAAGATGACGAAGAAAGCATGGAATACATGGATGAAGAAGCAAAGGCTCTTTTGTCCACGCTTGACGGTGCTGGCGTTGAAATCGGTGAACCAGCAGACCGTGTGGTTATTGACAACGGAAAGCCAAAGGCCAGTGATTTACCAGTTGTTAAGTCATTCAACAACGACGAACTAGAAACCCTAGATTTGTCTGTTGCAAACATTGAGAAGGCTTACGAGGCTTTCCGCCAAGAACAACTTGAAAAACTTGCTTATGATAATCTACAAAAGCAATTTGATTCTCGCTTCGCTCGCGAAACTTCTTCAAGAGAAACTCTTATCTCAAAGGCAAACTATGATGCTCAAGCAGAAATCGCCGCTATGAAGAACGAGTTCTCTCAACTACGAAAGTCTCTTACTGCTGAAAAGGAAACAATCCTAAAGGCTCAAGATGAGGCAACTATTAAACTCCCAAGCATGGATGAATTGGCCGAAATGGATTGGTCTGACATTCATAAAATGGTAGGAGGCGTTTAAGATGAGTTATATTAACACAATTGCAGATTTAGAAGCACAGACATACGGAACCGGCGCAACCGGTAGCATTAGCAATCAATTGCTAAAGGCTCAAGGAACAATTAGTGGTATTCATACTGCTCACGATGGAGCATTAGGCGCACCAAGCGGCATTAACGCTAATCTTTACAACAAGGTTTACGGTCAAAAGGTTTGGTCTATGCTAAACCGAGAATGCAACGCATTGTCTGTTATCTCAAAGCGTCCTTATTCATCAAGTGGTTGGAGAATCCTCAAGAAGCGACCTGCTGGTGGAAGTGGAAACTTTTTGGACATTTCAGCCGCTTCAAACACTACTCTCAATACTGCACTTTACGGTGCTGATTCTTTGAGAGCAGACAGAACTGGTGGAGTTCCCGAAAATGCTTCATTAGATTCCGATTCGGACGGTCTTCAATCAATTGCTCCTGAATACGATACATTGTTCACCAGTCCAAAGATTATTGCACATCAATTCGCTTTCAGTGAACTTTCTATGGAAATGGCTCAAATTGACGACGGTATCGGTGATATTAGAGCGCAACTAAGAGAAGACATGGGTAAGCATCACGCTGAAGTTCAGAACTCTATGCTTGTTACTCCTTTAGAGGCTTATACTCCCGAAACAGCATATAACGGAGCAAGCGGTATTGATAGAAACTATACTTCTCTATTGAAAATTGTTTCTTCTTCGGCTGAAATTGACGAATTGGCTGACAATTCTGGTGGAAACCTTATTAGCAGTGCTACTGGACAAGCAGTTGATACACTTTACGGAAAACTAAGAAGTGCTTCGGGCAACGAGTATTTGGATTCGGAAGTTTCTTTTGGCGCAGGTTATACTTCGGCAGAAGCACGACAATTGACATTAACTGTTCTTAATGACATGATTCGCAGACTCCGTGTTGCAGGTGGCTCTCCAAAGGTTATTCTTACTGGATATGACACTCTTCAAACGATTTCTGACTTATTACAGGCTCAAGAGCGTTTCATGGATAGAAAGGAAATCGTTCCAACAGTGAACGGTGTTCGTGGTGTTAAGGGTGCAGAAGTCGGATTCCGAGTTTCTACTTACTACGACATTCCTATGATTCCTGTTGCGGCTATGACTTCAACTGGAACAAACAGTTCTTTGATTAGTGATATGCTTTTCCTCGATACAGACCATTTGTGGCTATCGGTTATGAAGCCAACCCAATACTTTGAAGACGGTATCAGCAACGGAAACCCATTCGGTGTCGGTTCTCTTGGAAACAAGGCTCTTTACCGAACAATGGGAGAAATGGGCTGTTCTTACTTTAAGGGTCAAGGAAAGATTACAAACCTTCTGTGAGTTGATTTAAATGGCAGTATCAGTAACATTATTAGCAGACCATAAAGGTTTTACTAAGCCTAGAGCAAACGGCGATGAATACATGGTTGATGCTCTAATTGATATGGGAACATACGGTGCTGGCGGATTAGTTGTTTCGGCAACTAGTTTAGGGCTTTCTCAAATTACTCAAGTAATGGTGACAGGACAAGATTCAGTTATTGCTCAAGTAGTTCCAGAAGTTTCAGCCACAGGTGCATATGAATCTGTTTCTTCTTTTAAATTGAATGTAATTATCGGAACAAGCGGTGCTTCGGAAGAAGGCGGCTCGGTTGATTACGGTTCAGTAAGAGTTAGAGTTCATGGCTTGCTTTGAGGTGGTTTAGTTGGCAACAATTAAACTAAATCATAGTGCAAGGGCTAGACGAATGGTTATTCGTGGGCGTTTGTTGGACAAAAAGAACGAAATTACTGATTTATCAGTAAATGAATGCCTAGTGTATTTGGGCGATTCCTGTCTTGATGTTTCTTTTGAAGAAGCAGATAGAAAGGAATTGTCTCAAGTTCCAGTTGAAAGACTTTCTCGCTTACAAAGAACATTGGGTAAAGAACTCACAACTCACGACGAATTGTGTGCATTATTGCTCCCTACTAAGACAAAGGCAAAGAAAACCTTGTCTAAGAGTAAGAAATCAGCATTGACTGAATAAGTGAACCAACACACTTAAGAGGGGCAACCCTCCTAGTGCAATTGAACGGAAGTGATTATGGATGGCCAGTTGTAGAAGTAGTGGTGTATTAACCGCTAGTAGTGTGATTTCAAGCGGTAGATGCAAATTAATGAGTATTCATATTCAAAATACCGGTGCGGGCGCACCAACCACTATAAAAGTATTTGATAATACTGCGGCTAGTGGTAAAGAATTATTAAGAGTAATTACCGAGCCAAATGCTTCGGCTATTGAGTTTGATATGCATGGAGTTATTGCTTCTGATGGACTATATTTAGAAATATCTACTGGTTCGGGAACAGGTGCGGCAGTTTCCGTAGAGTTTGCTTGAGGGATTTAAATGCCAGCATTAAGTCAAGATACTAGGTTAGTCATGACAATTTTATTTGTCGGGGCTTTAAGCGGAACAAATGTTTGGGCGTATGCTCAATTCGGAACAGGTTTTCCTTACGGAGCATTAGCGCATTCAATTCTTTTCGGACTTGGAACCATTGGTTCAATTATGGTTATGAAAGCAATTTTTGATTTGGCTCTTAATGATAGAATTGAAATGTGGCTTCTTGATAGAAAGATTTCAGCCTTTTGGGAAAGAAAAGCAAGAGATGAGCAACAAAGACAAAAAATGCGTGAAAGTGCAAAGCAATACGGCACTACCTTTTATGAGGCAATTCCTCAAGAAGATGATAATTCCGTAGGAAATGAGTTCCTAGCCGCCCTTCAATGAGGTGGTTAAATGGTTGTTGCTGATTTATTAGGCTTTTCCGATTCGGATTACGCATATAATCAATCAAGGGCGCATTCTGCTGATATGTTCTTTATTAGAATGAGAGCATGGTTTTGGGGTTCTTGTGCAACATTATCTGCACTACTTATTGGGAACATCATGGGTGTTTTTGATATTAATATAATGGGTTGGATAATAGATAAAGTAACTGGTATTTGGGGGCATTGATTTGTCTTTAATGACAGGCTTTGCTATTTTAGTAGGAGAAGCCGTAATAGGCTTTTATAAGAAAGTTCATGCTATCAACTTCGGTGTATATGGTTCAACGATGGTAGGTAAAACAACCTTAAGCCACCAATTAAGAACAAGGGGAGAAGTGCCGACAATACAAGACAGAACAGTTGGAAGTCATAGAGCCTTAAGAAAGAATGTTAAAATAGACGGAGATTCACATACTATAAAAAGTGCAGATATTGGGGGAGAAGCAATATACTGGAAAGAATGGGTTAAAGATATGCAAAAACGAAGAGTTAAGTATATTATTTTTATGATAGACCACAGACATTTAGATAACAATTCTAATTTAGACCATCAATTAGCGTGGAAGTTTTTAGTTGATACAATAGTTGCAGATACTTGGCCCACAGGAAGAAAGAAAAAAGAATCGGATTTTCCAATGGCCGTAGGAATATGGGCTAATAAATATGATATATGGGGAGAAAAACACCCACTAAAAGAAGGTCAAAGTATAGACCAACACGAGATATTTGAACCATTTAAATACGGGATGAGATTATTAAATGATAAAGGAATACCTTGTTTTAAATATATAGTTTCAGCAAAGTCAGACCCCGAAATGGTATATAGAGGCGTAATGACAATGATAAAGGATTACTGA